CACCAGCAGCGAATGACATTGTTCCAAGGGCAGCGGCTGCGATAACGATAACTTTGGTCAAGTGTGGATGTTCTTCCGCAAATGCGGTAACCTTTACGGCTACTTTAGTCAAAAAAGCAGCCATCTTTTCAAGCGCAGGTAACAATCCAATGACTATAGCCTGATGAACATCGCCCATTGAATTTTTTAGTTGGATAAATTTATCGGCATCAGCTTCGGCATGACCGGCAGCAACACCCATGACGGCAGCCAATCTTTCTGTGAAATCAGCTGTCGCATCTACAGATACACCGGTTGCGTCCGAAGTATTAGTCAAACCAACCATGAACTTCGATAAGGTTTCAGAAACAGTAGTGGCTGATCGCCCAGAGAATGCAGCGGCATCAAGGACAGCAGGGAGAGCCTGAAGAGCCTTTTCTTCATCCCCGATTACAGCAACTAACCGAGTGAGAACTTCACGTTGTTCTTCATCGCCGAAGTTCGTCTTTCTCTGTAGAGAAGTGATAGTGCGTTCAATCTCTTTTCTACTACTTGCATAAGATGAACCAACCCCTTGTAGTGCAACGTCGAGTTTACGAATACCTCTCTCTTGCTCATTAACACTTTTGATACCTAATGCAAGCACACCCAACGTTGCAAGGCCGAAACCAGTCAAGGCAGTTCCGAACCCTCGTATCTTTCCAGCATTTTGTTTGATGCTGTCATTAAACCGTGCGAACCGGCCTTGAGCTTGATCAAGCGATTTCTTGGATTCATCCTTGACCTTTAGCAGCACTGATAGAGTGGCAATATCAGCCATGCTGCTCCTTTGCTACCTTATTCATCTTCATCATCATCTTCATCCAACAGATCGGTCATCCACTTCCAGAGCTTCACTTGATCCGAAGTCAACTTGTCAAACCCTTTGTCCTGATTGATCTGTGCTTTGATAGCTTTCCATGACCGGTAAACATTAACCATCCGCACTTCTGTGACATTCTGTCCTTTTGCGGTTTCAAGGTCACAGTTAAATGTTTCTGCGATCTCACTTAAAGTAGCGTCTGGGGGTTGGGGGTAGTCACCGTTACGGTCTGCGATATATCGGGCAAGAGCTGTGTACCGTTTTTTAGTTCATCATCCGATTGGTCATTTATAGACTGCACCATGAGATAAGCCAGTTCATCATTGGACAGGTCTTTGAACGCTGATGGATTGTTCCAAGGTTTTGGAAGAAGCTGACCTTGGAGGTCTGTCCAATTCCAATCAATAATGCGTCTTGCTAGAGACTCACAAGTTGCATCAATCCAATCAGTAGTTTCCTCCGCATCAATGTCTTTGCCACTCATACCTTGAAGCCTACTCAGCATAATCGATTCCCCAACGGTTATCACGGGAATATATTTGATCCATTCGCCGATGTGTACATAGGATAACTGGCCTTCCTTAACAATCGCACCATCTGCAATGATCCTCCCGATGCTGATAGTGCAATCATCCGATTTACGACATATTGGAGGGATTTTCCAGTTAGGTTGTGGTGGGACGATCTCGCTATCCACCACAACCGCTGGCACTTGACTTTGATGTTCTTGCTGCATTGGGTCTCCTTTACTTAGTTCTGTTATTTAGTCTTTATTTAAGCTCTGGTCGGTGCGGCTCCATCAGCAGCAGCGGAGCCACCATTGTGCCGCAAACTGAGCGAATACTTGATAGCGTCGTTTACCGAGGCTGTGATTGAATAGCTGGTTACGATAGCGAAACCGTTATACCCTGTGGAGCCATCCGGCTCGAAGTCCCATTCTTCGCCTTCCAAACCCAACTCACCGAAGATCGTTGCATCGCCCTGGGACGATGCAGGGTCCCAAGCACCGTCTGCATCCATCGTAGCTGTAGGTTTGCCAGCTAGGAAGTTCTGCCACGAATCCGCAAAGGCTGTGATATCTGCTTCCGGAACACTGAAGTTGACCGTAGCGGAACTAAGTTCATCTTCTAACGCCACTGAATCAAAAGAGAAATCCGCATCTTTACCATGAGTTCTTGCCATTATGCACCTCCATAATTTGCCCTCTGAGGGCTTAAATTGGATTCTAGGGCTATTACGACACTACCCTGGTAGTTGCACCGGAATTTTGGATAGAAGCCGAATAACTGGCTTTATCCCCGACAGGAAAAGAAATCGAAAGAGACGCTACCAGAGAACCGGTTGGGGCTGATGCTGCACATTGATACTCCGGATCATTGGTATCCGGCCCAGAACCAGTAGGGTCTAAAACGGTTGCAACTACTCCACCACCCACGGCATCAAATAGAGTATTGACACCCTGGCTGGCTGCTGGATCAAGAGAACCTCCAATATCAATCGTGACGTTTTTCTTGCCAGCCAGAAAGTTTTGATATATATCTGCAAAAGCCGTAATGTCGGCTTCAGCAACCGCGAAGTTGATTGTCGCCGTATCGAGTTCATCTTCAATAGCCACTGCGTTGAAGCTGAAATTCAAGTCTTTGCCGTGCGTCCTCGCCACTCTTCACCTCCACATTTAATCTAATGATCCGGATCAACCATGTCGTCAGTCATTATATTCTCGAACGCCGAAAGCTATCACAATGCTAAACGCCCTACTACCACCACCAGACACAGTGGCCACCGCCCTCCAATATGTATCAGTGACCGTAGCTGTAATTTCTTGGACTTCATAGGTGGCTGTACTGGTCTGATTGAGAGTGGTAAAGGTAGCCCTGGTAGTTTCACCGCCTGCTGAAGCATTAGCATCACTCTCTATGGTAACCACCAGATCATTGCTTCCTGATCCTGATGGAGCAGCTAGCAATCGCAGGACTGCAACACCACGTTGACTGGCACCGATCGCTCCCTGTTGGTACTTGGTGCCAGTAGCAGTGGACGAAATAGCTGTAGCAGTATAGAGGATGATGGATCGGTTTAAGGCATTATCACCCCGCCAGTTAACATCAAGAGTGATCGCTTCACCAATCGTGGATGCCCTGGCTTGATCGCCTGGATTAGTCAAACCTTCATATCCGAAGGAACCAGCTACTGTATCTTGATAAATTCCCAATTGGCGGTCTACTGTCGTAAGGTCAGCAAACATTTCAATATCATAGCCACCAGAGGCGGGGTCAAGTAGACCACCTATGCTGGCTGTGAATCCTGGCTTGCCTTCCAGGTAGGTCATATCAGTATCAGCAAATGCAGTGATGTCAACTAACGCATTGGTTACGTCAATTGTACAAACATTGGATACACCAGAAAAATCAAATTCATCTACATAATGGGCAACTGATTTAGCATGGATTCTAGCCATAATTATGTACCTCGCGACCGTTCATTTTTCTTACGTCTGAGCGGGTTGTCTCGTTTCTTTTTTATCGCAGCAGCACTCCGCACCAGTAAGGCTTTTTGTTCTGGAGACCCATCATAGACTGCAATGGCTCCGGTGCTAAAAAGTCTTTCAGCATTAACACTTTCATCGCCATCCAGTTGGAACCTTTGCCCTGCCTCAACCTTGGTAGAACTCGGAATAGAACCTGGAGCATTCAGTATGTTTAGACGAACAAGTGCAATCAACCATTCTTCAGCTAATTCGTTCTGCGAATCCTCCATCGATCAATTCCTTCTCAGTTAGTGGTTCGTCACCGTCTAGGCTGAATACATCACCATGCGAAATTATCAAGAATGTGCTAGAACTAGAAGGCCCATTCATAAGCCGGAACTTTTTCAATGCCTTTAACACAATACTAGGATATGTACCCAAGGTCTGACGTTGAACTTCTCCTTGCTTGCTCAGCTGTTCCAGGCGATCAGCTGCATCCTGAGCATTCATAGTTATACTCCTACGGCTCATCAGCCCAGATATCATAGAATGCTCCTACGTGGAACCAGCGTTCACGTCCAACGTGTTCAGAGAAGATCACATCCCGCACTTTCTCGCAATAAAGGAAAGTATGATTTTCAATGCTCAAAGTAGCGCGATCCAGAAGATTGATAATCTGGCTCTGGATATCCTGGCCTGGTTTAGGCCATCCATCATCCGTAACAGCCTTCACAAGGTAACGAACTGTGTGGTATTTCTCGGTAGGACTGAAGGATCGAGAGGAATCCACATTGTCAACGAAGTTAAAGACCACGAATGGTGGTGCAGTCTCTTCCGGTGCTATCCAGTTATGCACTCCACCTGTTGCAAGACTAGTAACAGCAGATACATTTAAGGCTGTGAAAAGGCCCTTATCGCAAGCCTGCACTATATTGTCAGTCGACACTGGTGAAAAGCTCCTCAATCTCATCATGAAATCGCGGCTTGACAGACAGGAGAGCTGGCACCATGTAAGGACGGGCTGGCATGTTGCGAGTGCCGAGTTCAAGGAAATGGGCGTAATCGGTGCCGGTGTTAACCTGACCACCGATTCCCATTGTATCTAATTCAGTGTGAATCGCTGCACGGTTTCTACCAGTATCGACAGGAGACCTCTTTTTAGCCTCAGCTTCAACCCTAAATAGGTTGCGCCGCACAATTTTCTTTAACTCCGGATGGACCGTATCTATTAATTTCTGTAGCTTCCGGTCATCAAGTTCGCTGCGAAAACTGACACTAATCATTATGCGTTTTTCTCACCTACTGAAATTTCTAGGTGACCAATACCAAAAGCCAAATTCGAAGGCTTCCGCACTCCTACAACCTCAAAGACACGCGATCCACTATCCATTGTGACCCTCTTTGTTTCATCAACCGCCACATCATGATTGGCATAGATAACGTATGTCCTCAGGTTATCTTCTCTGTTGAGCCGTATGGCTTCAGTGGTGCGACCACTGATTTCGGATAACCGGCCTTGAAAGGTGTTACCGTTGGCATAGCTACTGCTTCGCCCACCGTATCCATCGGCACTTAACGTCCGGTTCTGAATGGTAAATGTGGTATCTAGGAGTCCTGTAAACATGTACTACGGCTTCGCTTTCGATTGCTTCGCTACATCAGCTTTTAGTACTGGCTCAACTAATCGGTATTGCAATATCGAAACAATGGCATTGACTGACATATGGCCTAGTGCCTCAAGCTGTTTCGGATCGTCTATGGTTCCATCTTCGATTCTAGCCCGGGCATAACGGATAGTATCTCGCAGCTGTGTAAAACCTTGCCCTGGAACTAACCGTAAGATTGTTTCCACTAGTCGTTCCACTAATTTATTAATCATGTTTTTTACTCCTCACCATAACAACCATCGGGACAGAACTTCCATAGAAATAGCCCCAGTGCCGATCAGACCACCACCGGCCATCACCTTCTGCCGTGTTTTGTTTCCGCGTTCATAGAGTATTTCTACTCTGGCTTCCATAGCCTGGATGCGCTCTAAAAGGTTATCTTGGCTAACCTCTATTCGTCCCAACATGCGCTGAACATCATCCCAGGGAGTCATTGGCTATTCATTCTCCAATACCTTCATCCCCAATGCGATAACCCCTCCGATGGTACCGGTGGCTATCTCAGGCATCCCCTCGGTAATGCCTACCACTGCAAGTCCACCAAGCACTATTATGGCGAGGAATATCTGCGGCCGTACCTTGCCGATCATGATTACTTCACCGTCGTTTCGATCTCAATGTTGTTGTCGCCAGTGCTGTTTTTGACTGTCAAACTACTAAACAGGAAATCCGCCGTAGCTAGGCCGTCTCCTGTCCCGATCACCATGTTCTTTAGCGTCATCGTGCCTACGTTGAGGTCACTGATCACGCAATCCCCGCCAAAGGTGCGTACATTCGTTACTGTGAGCGTCTTGATGACTGCACCCGAGGTGCCGCCCCGAAGAATGATTTTATCGTACGTCTCATTGGTTGCAGTGAGGTTGGTATTGCCTCGGCTGGATGCTACCGACACGTTGCTCGGAGTGCCTACGGTCAAGGCGAAGCTATTTCCGTCGGCTTGGTTGTCCTCATAAATGAGATCATGGACGGTCGCATCGCTAACCGTGAGTTTTCCACAACGCAGTCCATCTACTGTCATGGTCTCAATCAGAGTGTCGCCAGTGCCACTAATCTCAAACACATTGACTACGCCACTAGCTACACCAACATCCAACTCGGATAGGTTGATGGTGCCGAACCGCTGTCCATCAATGGTCAGGTCGAAGCTGCGGGTTTCGGGGAGTTCTGCTAGATCGGAATTGCTGACCAGTGATCTGGGTGACTCTCGTAGATCGTAGATACCAGGATCGGGGATCGATGCCCAGGTTTTGCCATTGGCAAACAGCAGAATGAGGCCCACGGTAACACCGAATGCTATCACCAGAGCCATGCCTACCCAGATCATGGGGTTGCTATGCCCCGTAGCCATTGTGGGCATCGAGTAACGATAAGCTTGACGGTCTAACATGCGGATGCGGAACTTCACTTGCCACCTCCATTAACGCCAGTGGCTGCGTTAGTATCCTTTACACCGCCCTCACTCACCCACCGGCGGAAAAGTTCTCCGAGGACTGCTCCAACAGGCAGGTTTAGGGCCGCTACAGGTATCATGAGTCCCTCCACGTTATCCAGGAGGGATATGTCTCCGAGAATCCTTAAGCTGATCATCAAAAGCAGGATGAGCCACATCCAGACCACGGGGACGGCGACGAGGGCAACCAAAATTGTGGTGCCTGAAATGGTATCTGGTAACCCTCGCCCTGTTGGTTGTGCTGGTGGAGAAGGTGGTTGTGGTGGTGGTGATATATCGTCAGATGGTGTTGTCATGTATCGTCCTCCGATTTAATGCAAAACTCCCTGGACACAAACGCCAGGGAAGTCATATTGACTACACCGACGCTCTAGGCGTTCATCGAACCTCTTGGGTCTCTAGGGTGCTTTATTCGATTGTCGTAGAAGCTAGCTGTTTAATCCAACCACCTATGCCATCCGGAAGAAGTGCTACTTGTTCCTGGTCAACACCGAATTGATTGAGATGACTGCACTTGCACTGAATCTCAACGGACGATTTAAGTTCTAGATATAGTCGCTCTAGCTTCCGGTGGCACCGTTCACAGTAAACCCATTGCATCGCTTCAAGTTCATCTTCGGGAATGTGGATACGCACGATTTTCATAATACTGGGATTCCATAAGGGACCAAGGAATCCCAGATCGTTTCATATTCTTCCTTCACGCTGCCTTTGGTGTAGCTATAATCACCAAGTCGCTCTGCGGCCATGCCTTTACCAACTCGGCTATAAGCAAGCTCCGTCATGCGTAGCACAGCTTCCTGCACGGGGTACGGATATTCGTAGATATAGATATCACTGTTATTTGCGTGAGATGCTGCGGTCGTCCCATTGACACCACGCTCAACGGTGAGATTGTGGGTAGAAATGGCCGAAATCCAAAGCTGTTCGGACTCAATAAGGATTGTTTGACCGACTTCAAACTGTGTTCCAGCATCAACAGTCAGAGTAGTATCGGTTGAATTAAAAACTTCATTGACATCTGTTCCGGCATCATTATAAGGCGTCGCAGACCTACCTGTTCCATAACCCCACAATGCAGCAATCTCAATGACACGCTGACCAGATGAAAATGTAGCATAGTCCCCTTGCCGTTCATCCATCTGAACACCGCGTTTAGGGAACCTGGAACTTTCAAAGGGCCAAAGAATGTAATCAGTTGCTGCCAGGGTGTCTTCGTATGTTGCATCCTGGTTAGAGTCCATCTTGATCGTGGTGACGCTTAGGATATCCGGCACCCACAGAGTGCGAGTATCGTCACGAATGATGGGCTGTAAACTGAATTCCTGACGTTGGCGGGTATTGTTGAAACGCTCCAGAGGAATGTCAAAATACTTGGTGTCGGTAAGAACGTAGAAATGTCTTCCACAATAACTGTCAACTTCTCGGCTAGCTGCCTCAAGACGGCGAAGAAGCTGAGCATCCCACGTGGTGGTAGCGGCAGCGATGCTCAGGTTCTCCTTGATTTGATCTAATGTGGCGTATAAATTCACCTACAGGTTGTCCTCCCAGGCTTTTTCATCAAGTTCGATTTCTTTCCTGGTTCTATGGGGTCCAACCTTCCAGGGCAATAATCCATATCGATCACGCAGCATAGCCGCTTGTTCATCTCCTGTCAGTAATTTCTTGTCCGGTGCTGCTTTGGTAACTGATCTGGTTATCATCTTGTGATTCGGAGGACGTTCCAACAAATACTCCTGTGGGGATCGATTGGGTTTTCGTTGATTGTTCATGACCATTCGATCCTGGGACAATTATGCTAGATAGCAAATCATGAGGATTGGCTTCCTTGCCATCTGGTGTTCGGCAGATATCTTGCAACCGTTCTTTAATCAGGGCCATATCCATCCTCAGAGCAAATGGCCCTTGGCTATCTGTCCATTCTACAATCCAGTCATAGTCGGTCTGTTCCAGAGCAACCCAATCCAACTGATTAGCTAAGGTGTATTGGAAGGCACGGATGACTGAAGCCGCTGATACCATACCACTAGCTCCCTCTATCCGCTTTGGCCTACCTTTATCATCGATATCATGACCATAGCCATCATTAATCAGAAACATTACAACTTGAGCGAAGGTAGCTTCTTCAATCATGGCTTTGCTGTAGACGTTCGCACCAAGAGGCCATTGAGCAGCTCTGGCTTCTTCTAAAGATTCCCGCTGCTTACGAGCATCAGGGTCTACAATCCGAATAGGAAAACCTTCGACACCTAAAAAATCTGGGTGATATCTTATGTACTTCAATGGTCTCCTCTCATTTCAGCACCTTCATGGCTTATCGGGCAGCCGCAGTGTCCAGCGCAGCAATGGCAGAAGCAGAAAAATCGGCCAACGGTAATGCCACAATCCTGACCGAAGTAGCTCTCCGTGACGTAGCAGCGTCCACTACTTCACATTCAACCGTCAATTCGTAACTGACTGTGACGCTTTCATCTGCGTTTACGGTCTTCACCTTCCTCACCCTTGTCCACTCGTTATTCTCAATAGTCATTGCGTCCCCTCTCAGTTCGAATTCTCGTTTCCCGTCCGGTGCCGGTGGCTACTCGTGAAGGAGGCGTTTGATCCTTTAGCCTTGCTCTGACCACTGCCAGGGGTTCGCCGGTTTGGATAGCGACTTGGCGATACCATAGATATCGGGGCATATCATGCTCCTCGCTATCCCAGGGCTGAACGCTGAAAATGTGTTGTTGGCGGTTATGGTCGAAATAAGCATCAACCGCTTCGAAATACTGGGGGAACATTGTCGCAAGGTCTCTTAACAGACAGCACATGCGGATACGAAGGGTCTGTCCTAGGTAGGGATTTGTCCAGTCCTGTATGTTGTGAAATGTACAATCACATAGATCATCGCCATGCTGCCACCACGTTGTAGCAACAGGTTGTTGCAGAAGTTCTTGAAACGCTTGCATCCTACTTACCCCACATTGCTGACGGTGCCGTCAGCGACAATTTTTTTCAGAACTCCAGATGCAGAGAATATCCCGCTCGCATTAGTAATAGCACCCGCAGGAGCAGTGCCGTCGCGCAGCACAATAGCGTTGGTCGGCTGCGTAGTGCCAAATGTCGACGCTGTCCCCATAGTGAGCTTGACGCTGCCGTTGGCTACATCAATCTGTTGTCCCGATGATCCCAACGTCATAGTTGCTGAGGTACACAAAATCGTTGATGCTTGAGCAAACGTCAAACCTCCAACATCGGTGAGACGCATCTTTTCCCCAACGCTGCCCCCGGATCGCAAAAACCATGTAAACGCCGAGTCCTCATTCGCGGCATCAGTCCAGATAACGTTATTTCGACCTGCTGTCCGGCCCTCTGTTCCACCCTCATTTTCCAGAGCGAAGCTGAGTCCAACTCCGAAACCATCGGTCGCTGTGTTAGTCGAGGAGTGCTCCAGTTTGAGGGGCTGGATCGCCGCAGTAGTACCGGTATCATTGACATAGACATCCAGGTTTGTCGTAGCAGCACGATTAATGCCGACATTGCCATCAAACTGATAAGCCCCTCCCGCAAACGTCAGAGTATTGGACGCGTGAGTAATGGTTATGTCAGCAGAGGCAAAATTGACGACTGCGCCCGATGTAAGAAAAATGTCATCACCAGCATATATATCGCCTACTACCCCTAAACCGCCGTCGGTATGGATGGAGCCAGTCGTGGTGGAAGTGCTTTCAGTCGTATCATCTACGCTGATAAGACCCGACGACGTAATTGTTTGATCGTTAGCAATGGTTATGGCTGTGGTCATCGTGCCGCCACTGGTAGATGTTCGGAGGAGCATTTCTCCACCGATTTGATTTGCGGCTATGGACGAATCGTCGACCACAAATTCAATCTGAGCAACATTGGTTTCCAGGTCTACTCCATCGTCGGCAAAGGCGGCCACAACTCCTAGCACCTCATTGTCTGTGACGATGGTATGGCTACCAATACTGGCATTGCCACCTTTTACAAGAGCCAACATCGGAGCGGCAGCATTGGTAGCCGTAGTAGAAAAGACCGCCGCCATAATTGTCCCATCGGCTTGCGCCGTCCCTAGCACTTGTAGTTCAGGTACTAAATCTGTTGCGCCATCTAGGGTAGATATGGTTTCTTGCGAGGTATGTCCAATAACTATTCCGTTGCCATTGTTGATTAGGAGGTTGCCTGCATAGCGCAATCCAGATGCACTACCGTATAGCTCTATGGCAGGGATATCATCTGCCGAGAATCCAATGGAGATCGCAGAGTCACCATCAAGGTCAGTAATAGCAATCACATTGTTGGCATCATCATCGAAATAGGTGGATACCACTCCACCCTTCTTCTCACCCAGGATAAAAGTCTCGTGCGATTCCCCTGTATCAACATGCTCGATATATCGCATCTACTAAGCCTCCAGACTACCCAGCACATAAACTCGGACTATATATGTCGCATTATTAACATTTTGATTAGCGACTTTGAACGTCAGCACATCATCGGCTGCGACCGGAGGATTAACAGATGTGCCGGAGAACACGATACTTACCTTTTCCGTGCTAGAGGTATGTCGATTCGCTCCGACACCCTCCAGCACATCATGCCCATTCGCATCTACTATCGTAATGTCATAGTTACTCGTGGGAGCGGTTGACCCTGGATTTGTTTCCAACGCCAGCAGTCTACCGCTCATCCTGGCGGTGATGTCAGTATTTGGGACGGAACCATCCGAGCTATCTCCAGTACAACTCAACTCCACCACCGCCACGGGGCCACGCTTGGTTGCAGCTTGTGTAACTGTTCCAGCCACAGATTTCTCCTTATGAGGCTACTGTAGTGGGTATCAACCGACCGGACTGGTCTACAGCATCAGCTTCGTAGTTCTCAAAACACATGCAGCTACCAGGGTCAAGCATCGATGCAAGGGTGCCTTCACCCATTAGGTTGTAAGCGATCATGCCGGTTGCAGCAGCCGTGAAGATGATCGCTGGCCCGTAAGTAAACCGGTTGCCAACGACCTCACATTGTGTCTGGGCAACGCCGGAGTTAATGGCTCCGGTGTCCCATCCGTTGGTGTCAGTGCCACCGAAGAACCGGCAATTGTGTATTAATACTTCGGTAACGATGGCTTCGATTTCAATCGCTGCATCGGCACCATTTGCCGTCACGACGAAGGTGCAACCAACAATCTCGGCACCATCACCGTCACCTGTGATCGTAATTGATTCCAAGTTCGTGGAGCCGATGTCAAAGTGACAGTTTGAGACCTTACAGTTTGCAGCGTTGATATCAATGGTTGCGCCACCAGAGGCGGGGGCGGTCGTCGCTTCGTTGAAGTAGAGATTATCTAGGACAACGTTGGCAGCATCTAGGGCGAAACAATCACCAGCCACGGCTTGCGTAAACTGAGGACGAGCCGACCCTTGCCCAAGGCCAAGAACCGAGATACCTGCGCTGTCCATTGTTGTCTCGTCGGTAATTGTTTCAGAATGACCAGGCAAAACAAAGATCACATCGCCTTGACTAGCAGTACAAAGAGCTTCGGCAGATTCAACGTCTGCAATAGCTTTATCAGGGTGCATTCCATATGACGAAGTGGTGCCGGTTGCTAGAGCGTTGCTGTCCACGAAGAACACATTGCCGGAGAAATAGTTGGCGTTAACAATGGAGGGGAGTTGACCAGGGGCTTGCTTCCAGAACAACCCAGTTCTGGAACCGACTATTGTGGCACCGCCTGCCACCATCGGGATTCCGTTACGAGCAAGCATCGCACTCTGGTAATGTCGGCGCATCCGTGACGGTAAACCGAAATACCAGAAACGTGTTGCCTGTCTATTCAGATGGCGTTGCTGGGCATACATGGGATTGCTGATTGCGCCAAACTGGAACAAGAGGACACGTATGTAAAACAGCTTGATCCAATTGGGGAATCTTCCCAAATTCATATTGAGCGATACACGTACAACATCAAAAAGGGAACATAGGAGTACCAGGGAGCGTATCCAAATGGGGCCTGAGAGACCGGCTCGTAGCATTTCTACCCTCGCTTTTCAGGATTGGCCTTTGTTGCGAGTGGTGGATTATCTACTAACTAGATTCCACCTCGCATTATGATGATTGTGTCACACAATTTACATCGCCTTGGGCGGTCATTCCAACGGGCACCGCAATGACCGCAGGTATAACCATCATAATCATTAATGGTGCCGTAGGCAGCTGTCCTACTGTGGGGAAGCCTACCGTGCCTACGAGCTACCCTGAGTTCCCACCAAACATTGGTATTGGTTGGGAGTGACCCAGTTACATCAAGCCAGACTCGTGCTTTGGCTTTGACCCTCTGGAGTTCGTCCGGTGTGAGGTACTCAAACGATTCATCGTACCAGTAAACTCCGTCCAGAGGGTCATCTTGTTCCGCGTAATGATCTACCGCTTGTACAAATAGCTCAGTGGGAAGATCTTTAGGAGCCTCCCTTTTGTTGAGCTTCCAAACCTTGATCCCGTCATCCGTCAAGTGTTATGACGGTCTCACGTACACTATGCTACCAGCGGATGCAGTTCCATCAAGCTGTTCGTGTGGGTAGTGGTAATCGTATCGGATAAAGACACCGAATACGTTGTCTGTTCCGCTATTACCACCTTCAGCCACATATAGGCGCACGTGGTTGAAATCGTTGCCAGCGTCCATCTTCTCTTGACGGGCTTCGATAATTACCTGATCGCCATCAGCATCGATAGGAGCGTCAGTATCGTAATTACCGCCACTGGCATCGGTGGTGAAATCCTTAACTCCAGTCCCAGAAGAGTCTGAAGCTTGCTGAATCCGGCATTCGTCCAGGTCATCGCCGGAATCCCAGGTGCCTAGCTCAACCTTAGCAAAGACACGGTCATAACCGAGCATGGTGAGGTATCCACCCGCATTCTGGGCATTGGTGCCACCGATATCGGCTTGTTCCAGGAAATCAAAAGTCGCTATTTCCGAAAGTTCTCGTCCCATATCTCATCTCCTAGCCTATGGCTCTGTTATTTAAGACCTGACTGCAAGCTCTACGAAGGGGCTGAGAGTGTTGCTGCCATTTTGTGGGGTCAGCGCAGAGATCATCCAGGGCTGACCATCGACTCGCTTTACAAACCTCCAGCAAATCTCGTCAGTGGTGAACTGCTGGTGCATTGACGAATCGATCCGCAAGTCCATTCGGTCACCGATCAGGTACTGGCTAAAGTCGGCCAACATGATGTCCCCGGCCGTTCCGAGAGTCTGGGCATGTTCGGTGTAAACGATTGGCCTACCGAGTAGGGTATCGGGCATGTCTGGCACTGAGGACTGCACCCACATGGCTGCTCCACCAGTACCAACGGCTAGGTTCATGGTCATTAACTGAGGGATAGTATCCGAGTTGGCTACCCATACAGCCCTACCATAAGAAGTCGGCATGATTCTAGACCGCATCTTCACCACGTTCTCATAAACAACTGTGGTAGCAGCCTGAGATGTTTCCTTAGCTACCGTGACACGGGCAGGTGAGTTCTGAATACCGAGTGGCTGACCTGCACCGTTGCCGGAGAGGAAACCGTCATCTTCGAACCAGCCTATGGCTCGACCGAACAGCTGGAACAGTAGAGCTTCCAACCCAATGGCCGAGTCCTGCAAAAGTTCAGTGGTTGAATAAGTGAGACCGACGAGCTTCCGGCTTCGGAGTTCAACCGATCCCAAAGTGGGCTGAGAGGCGGTAAGGGTTGCGCCTTCGCCTACCCAGTAAGCTTGTACGCCACCGAAGACGGTGGATGCACGGCTGCTTTCATCAATCCTGGGAATCTTGACAAGATCGCCAGCCATTGGGATGACAGTAGCTCTGGGACGAACCACTGCTTCCTCCATAGCATTCTGGAGCAGTTGGGCGCGAAACTCATCAGGGACAAGGAATCCACCATCTGCGCCGATCCCTTCGCTGAGTCCGGTGGCTCTGGTTTCCACAATCCCTATATTCTGGCTTCCTTCAAGTCTGGGGTCATGTCGCCCAAACTGAGAATTGTGAACCGATACAAGGTACTCGCCAAAGGATTTAAACTTGTCACCGTTTTCGTACGGACGACCGGTCGCATGGTCAACAGGGCCAGGAACAAATCTTTGGAGCGGATCGTTGGCTGGAGTAGGTGCGCGCCGACCACTGCGGTAATCATCGTGTTCTTCACGACTCCGCTGACCGGCAGCATCCAAAGCATCCTTGATCTGTTGCTCCACGTTCGGGGAGAGGTTCTTGTTGGCCTTGTCTACCGCTTCGGCACTGGCCTCCTCGATCGCTCTGCGGACTGACTCCGGTAATTGTGCCTGCATGTTCATACCGCTGCTCCTTCTTCTTCGGACTCGACTTCTTCCCAATGGGCAAAAAATTGGTCGATTTCAGCTTGGGCTTCTGCGCCATTTCCGTTATCTTCTTGCTGCAATTCAGCAAAGAACTCGTCAATTATGATTTGCTCATCGTCTTTGGCCTGTTTAATTTCTTGAACAGATGCAAGAGTTCGTGCTTGCAGTATTTTATCCATGATGGACTTCGGTAAGTATCGGGTCAAGTTTTCTACAGAGGTGAGGGTCAAGAGTTCAACTACGGATTCCATCGTGGTTGCCAAAGACTCAGTCAAGCTGGGTTCTTCTTGACCATTGCGCTCCCAAGGTGGTGCGCCTTTATCAAAGTCCTTGTAATGCCTGGCGATATGGGACTTAACCTCAATTAGATCGTTATCGGAGATGTCGTCGTATTTACCACCTGCAATATCAGCAGCAACTGCCCGAACGCCTTTCCAAACGGTGGCATGGTCGTCGCTGGCATCATGATGGATACCACGGTAGGATCGTTTCCTACGCGGTTTTCGCCCTTCAACATAAACAGCCATGATCTCTAATTCATCAATCTCAGACTTAGCCACTTCATCGCCTTGCGACCATTCAACATCTTCGGGAGCCAGTGGATGCTTCTTATAAGGGATAGCATCCTTTTGCTCAAGATCATCGATGTCGCCAGGGCTAGTGTAAGAGAACGCCTTATTGGACGGTGTCCAAAGGCCAGCTAGGTTCAGCACATAGTTGCTGATAGATTGTGCTTCATCAATGGACACTGCGCCGAGTGTAACAGCTTGCATAAGAGCATTGGCATTGGCAGGAACAGGCACTGCGGAAAGCTCTAGCAATTCCTGTTTTAGAAATATCTTGGGCATGAAAAATTGGGAGGGGTCATTGTCAGCTTCGTCGAGGAATTTCCACTCTTTGGGGATGAATCCTACTGAGACGGCAGCTAAGTAACCGCCTTTATATAGTTTATATATGGTGTCAGCGAATTCATATTCGGCAGATGTGGCAAACTGGATATCAAAGATAAGTTTGCCGTTCTCCGAGGTGATTACTTGGGCTTTCCCTATGGGAGGTGCGAAGTAATCGTGCGCCCACAAAAACACTGGGTTCTTGATAAAGTTGTCAAGCTCCCAGCCTTCAGCGAGGATACGATCACCGCCACGGTCTTGGCTTTCATCTGAACCAATAAAACGAAGCACTCGGTTCTTCTCTTCGCCCTCTTGCTTTACATTGTAGGAAAAAGAGAGCTGAACCTTCTCGCTCGACACATTAGCTTCAATCATGGAAGCTCCTAATGTTACTCCCGTGACTACGATACTGCTGCTATGGGTCTCCAATAATAAGGGAGGTATAAGTTGTATAAAAAATAGCAAATTGCCTTACAACAAGTCAATGGGGGAAATGTCCAGGCAATAAATAGGCTCTCCGTATGGCGCAACCGGAGAGCCTTTGCAACGGAGGAGATACTGTGCTTCTACGCAGTATCTCAGGATGATTCTATCATTATAAAATCACAGGAACAACAGTACACCGACAACTAGGATGGGCAGGAGGGTGGCTGAACCCACCAGGGAAATTCTTATGGAGATCAACGACGACACCATTCAAAGCTTCACAGATGGAGTCTTGCCGTCCATCCAAAGAAGTCAGCCATTCCATACCATCTACTACACCGGATTCGATATATCCCTCAACGGTGCCACGATTAGACATCGTAATGACTTCAGTACGGGCAATGTTTCGTGATCGCCGCACAGATGCTTCGGACATGACGGAACGTATCCTCGATTGTAATGCCGGAATACCTTCTTCTGCGGTGAATCCTGCTAACAAAGTAGTAACGACAGCTTTTCTCGTTATCTCATTGATTCCAACAATAGCTTCCCCAACATGTTTTCTAATCCAAACCATTGCTGTGGCATTTAATTGGACTTTCCGGATGCCATCCGTATGTGGTTGTTCAGGATGTACCAATGCATCACCAGCATCTAAGCCTTGCTCAAACACGAAGATAAGCATGGGGAGAAGCTTTTCTTCCATGATTTCTGTAAATTCATCTAATGGAAAGATCAGGTCATCAATAGATGCAATGCCTTGTATACGTCGAACCAGATCATCTGCTTGATCTTCGAACAACTGTTGAAGAACCTTCACGACAGGGGCTTCCATTGCTTCTGTATCAGTTACAAATTGATGCCAGATGATTTCCTTCTGTTCAGTGGTGTATCGGCTCTTCGGCATCACCGGCAATGATTCATCATCATTGGTTGGCGCAGAATCAGATGAACGCCGATAAATAGTTTCTTCAGCACCGTTCAAAGCGCGGTTGATCATGCGTACCATGCCACCTTCAAACACATTCCGGTCCTCACCGATAGCCATCATCGGAGGTGGACGGTCCGCTGGGTTAACTGGCACTTCTATCAGTCCAGCAGCACGTAGATAAACGTCGCCTCCTGGTACCTGGTCGAAGCCTAATAACTTGCGATATTCGTTCACGGTAACAGCACCGGACGACAACTCCCTAGATGCTATGTTGACTTGCTCTACCCTGTTTTGCGGAGCAGGGTCGGTGAAATCAAGTTCAATATTACCACCAAACATAGGCACCAGAGTCATGTTGAGCTTGTTCCTGATACGTCGAAGCCTTGTTCTAAGCACATGCCTTCCATATACATTCTCGGCTTCTCGCGCATTGGCAAGATTGACGTTTTCAGACAGCCCCATAATGTGTTGAGGAACGCCGTACAAACCAAGAATATTGTCACGGCCAAGCTTCCTAAGATTAAGATGATCCATATCACGCGGACTTAGCGAAACGGCCTGATATTCCAGGTCACCAGTAAGCACGGCAATAGAGTGGGAAGCACCCCAGCCGCTGTACTGTTGTTTCCACATCTGCTTGATCTCTTCTTTTTGCTCTGGAGTGGTACGACCAGATTTGGTTCTTAGGATGCCTTCGGGTGTCGCAGAGTTAAATAGCATATTTCTGTTCCACTCTGTCGCAAACCGTTCGGTATCTAGTTCAGTTGCCATCGGAGCTACGGGAGCCTGTCCACGGTACATATCTACAGGATTGGGGGTCTTGAAATGGATAACCTGTCCGATCTCTAAACGTTGACGAAAGTTCTGTAAGCGATACTCGTAGTGATCGATAAAATCAGTGGGCGAAGGCACCACAGTCATCCGACTGGGTGGAACGATCCATATTTCAGTTGGGATTCCTCGGTTGTCACGGTTCAGAATCCAGAAGCTTTCACCAGGTAAATCCATATACATCTGATGAAGCTCTCGTACTTCATCGCCAGATTGGAAAGGATTGGCCTTACCTTCCAGCAATTCTAAAAGCGGATGGGATTCAAGCTGGCCCTGGCGTTCTCCATTACGGATGCTGTATAACTGCCAGTCAACTTCTGATACTGACGATGCGATCTTGGACACTACGGCATAAAGCCATCCAATCGAACCGAAGGCTTTTGTATAATCCTCGGCCCTCATGCGCGGGGGAATCTTCATCGTCATGTTGGTGGACATGGGAACTGGTATGGATCGGAGGATAGGATTGGGAGAAGTAGCTAAGGCAAGGGATGCCTTATTCACCATTGATGGAACGAAGGATTTGATACCCGTGACAATGCTCATTGGATACCCCTTCTAGTTACTGGTTGATTTATTATATCAATTGCAGCAAGACGGTACAGTCTTAACATTGGCCTGTAAAACTAACAGTGTTGACAAACATTCTGGAGGAATGTTCATAATGCTTCATAAAGAATTAGAAGGTGATCTGTGAAAGTAGTGATTTTGTGCGGAGGGTTTGGAACCAGGCTGCGCGAAGAGACAAAGGATGAGGCGGCGGAGAGGAGAGACCAACAATGGCGGTAAACGCTTACCAAGTGAAAGTTGCGGAATGTTTTTGAGAAATGACCTTACTGAAGATGGCGAAGCGTATATAAGACAATGCGCTATTGACGGCGTTATTCTTCTGGAATGGCAAGAATGCTATTCCTACCTCGGCATATAATTTTGGAAAGCGAGATTGCTGTGATTTATGAATGTCCACATTTAGGATGCTCCGACAAAGTTCAAGGCGATGATATGCAATCGGTGATGCGACCTTTGGTAGATCAAAAGGTAACCTTTACTGCTATCAAACCATTACCGCACGATTTTATTGATGCTGTTTTCGGTGTATCAGGTAGACAGGCTCATCGAAAACTCCAATGTTCTCAATGGTGCCGAAGGGGTCCTGATTGCCGACAATCCTGACCTCGTAGCCAATGTATACCCAAGGTGTTCCTGCATCATACGTCGATGCTCATCTATCCGGTGGCCTCGTATCTTCCGTTGCTGATATGGGTAAACCATTATATCCATCCGCCTTGTCGTAAAAAGCGTTCCACCACTTTTGGTAGGATGCCATTTCCAAGGGCACTAAATTGACCCACCCTATCGGTAACCCCATCAGCCACTCTACCCACCTCGGGTTCAGTTTCCCACCAACCTCCCTTGGTAGAGACGATTGGTGGCCTCCCCGTTCCGTTGTGCCCGTCCCTGGTGCGCCCTTGTAGTCCCTGCTGTTCGGCGTTGCCCATCGTACTACATCCCCCAGACTCTCCCTTGCTGGCCCGTGGGGACCGTCCTGCGCCCGCGGCGTCGGCCCATGCTGAACAGTCTCTCGTAGATTCATACCCCTCTTGCCATTGCTGTAGGTACTGGTGTTCGCATCGGGTGTAGGCCATAGCCTCACTGCCGTATCCAGCGTCAGACCGAAGCCGTTCCCGTTCTTCTTCGTTGCTTGGATGGATGCTCTGCGCTCCAACAGCTTCTCCAAATCCTTCTCGCCCTGTTGCCAGTTGGACGGGGTGGGCCACATCCCGGTCGCTGCTATCGTCCCGAGGCCCGCCGTCCCATCTACATTTTGATTGCTCTTGAATCGTACTCTCCCACTCGTTGTCCGATACATTTGTTCCTCTGGCCGTCCAAGGCACATCGCATCTGCTGCCTGCGGGGTAGGCAAGGCACCACCACCTATAACGAAGGTGTGGCGCACCGACTTCGGCGGCAGATACGCAGTCCCAGATACAATCGTACCCTGCTTCGGCCAACTCCCCGACCACGGTTCCAGCATATCCTGGTTCCACAAGGAGACCTGGTACGTTCTCCAGCACTGCGAATCTCGGTCCCACTTCCCGAATGATTCTAAGGGTATCGGGCCAGAGGTTGCGTTCATCCTCTGCTCCTCGTCGTTGCCCTGCGACTGAGTGGGGCTGGCAAGGGAATCCTGCCGTAATGATGTCAACCAGTCCTCGATACTGGGTGCCGTCGAAGGCACGTATATCGGGGAAGATGGGAGCATCATCGAGGAACCCATCGAGTATCCTCTGCTGGATAACCGCTTGGCAGTAGGGGTCAATTTCGACATAGCCCACCGTCCTTACATCAAGTCCTGCAAGTCGTAACCCGAGGCTGAAACCA